CTTATATTGGTAAATATTATTCCCAAGATTATGTAAGAAGAAAAATTCTTCGCCAAACTGATGAAGAAATTATTGAACAAGATAAGATTATGAAGAAGGAGATTGAGGAAGGAATTGTTCCAGATCCCAATGCTCCAGTTGATCCACAAACTGGTATGCCAATGGATCCATCTATGGATTTGGGTCAACCAATAATGGAACCGGATTTAGAATCTGATGCAAAAGCAGTTCAGGCACCCGAAGGCGGAGAGATCTAATAAATAACTCAAGTTATATTTTAAAATTTTATGGATGATTTATTAAATATGATTATTGCGGATGAGAGTCCTTCTCAAGTGAGCGATAAGATTAAAGAAATTCTTTATGCAAAATCTGCTGAAAAAATTGATGCAGTAAGACCTGAAGTTGCAAATTCATTGTTTAATGATGATCAAGTAGGAGAAGAGTAGTTAAATGCCAGCAGGATATACTAGACACGATATTAATAATCAGGTCGTTTCTCCTCAACCAATTTCTATTGCAGTAACAACTTTTTCAAATCTAGAAGGTTGGTCTACTATAACACATTATGATTTTAATGGCGATTATATTGCTTATGAATACAATAGTCCAGCAGGAATTGGAACTAGAACTCCAGCATCATACCAAAGATATAGATATGATCCAGTATCAGGAATAAACACTGTGGTTCCTGTCGATCCTTATCAAAGACATGATGTGAACAATAGTCCTGTTATCCTTTAAATAATAAATAAAATTAAAGAACTAATAAAAAAATGAAACTTATTAGAGAGGAGATCGAAAAGGTAGAGGTTATTACAGAAGGTGCTGGAAAATCAGCAAAACTGTATATCAAAGGACCTTTCCTTCAAGCAGAGTGTGTAAACAGAAATGGACGTATGTACCCTATGTCCATTATGGAGAGAGAAGTAAAGAGATATACTGAACAGTATGTCAATAAGGGTCGTGCTCTTGGAGAACTCGGACACCCAGATGGTCCAACAGTAAACCTGGATAGAGTTTCTCATAAGATTGTTGCACTTGAACAAAAGGGTAACAACTTCATTGGAAAGGCACAGATTCTCTCAACCCCAATGGGTAAGATTGCAGAATCACTTTTGAAAGAAGGTGTTTGTCTTGGCGTTTCTTCTCGCGGTATTGGTTCATTAACTTCTACGAAAGAAGGATATAAGCAAGTTGGTGAAGACTTTATGTTGGCAACTGCTGCTGATATTGTTGCCGATCCATCAGCACCTGATGCATTTGTTCAGGGAATCATGGAAGGAAAAGAGTGGGTATGGGAAGGAGGAATTCTTCGCGAAAAATTTGCAGAGCAAACTCAAAAGAGAATAAATACCCTCGTTGATAAAAAAGCACTTGAGGAGCACAAAATCCAACTGTTCCAAGACTTTTTAGCAAATTTGTAATTTTATAAATAAATATAGATTAAAAATAGAGGTTAATCGGAGAGTTCAAATGTCTCGTGGAGATTTACAAGAAATGGAAGTAGGCACTAAGCAATCCAAAACCGCCGTCAATTCTGGCGCTGGCGCAGCAGATCCAATGAAAAAACTGGATTCTGGTGCTGTTGCTGGACAAAGCGGTGGTTGGGAAGATCTTGGAGGACCTACTCCAGATAACTATAAGCCAGACGATAATTCAGCAATGCTGAAAACACCTGGTGCAACGCTCAAGCAAGTTAGAGATGTTGTGAATAAGTCAGCAGGTGCTGCTGATGGAATGCAAAAACTTCCTGCTGGTGCAGTGAAGGAAGATGAGGATCTTGATGCTGAAGAAGTAATTGAAGAGGAAATCGTAGATGAGTCCGCAGAAGAAATTGCTGAGGATGAGTCGGTAGACGAGACATCCGAAGAACTGGAAGAAGAGGAAGAAGTAACAGTAAGTGAAGATTCGTCGGAAGATGAGTTCCAAATCGAAGAAGATGTCAATGCACTCTTAGAAGGTGAAGAACTTTCTGAAGAGTTCCAAGAGAAAGCAAAGGTAATCTTTGAGGCTGCTCTGAGATCGAAGGTTTCTGAAATTAAGGAAGCATTCGAAGTTCAGTATGAGCAAAAGCTTATCGAAGAAGTAGAAGAAATCAAAGAAGCACTCTCTGAAAGAGTTGATTCCTATTTGGAGTATGTAGCAGAAGAGTGGTTCGTAGAAAATAATTTGGCAGTTCAATCAGGTCTGAAGGAGGAGTTGACCGAATCCTTCATGACTGGACTGAAGGGTCTTTTTGAAGAACATTATGTAACAATCCCTGAAGATAAATATGATGTGCTTAATAGCATGGTAGAAAAACTTGATGAAATGGAAACAAAACTCAACGAGCAAATCGAAAAGAACGTTTCCTTAAACAAGCGTCTCGCAGAGTCGGTTGCTAACGGAATCTTTGACGAAATTTCTGAGGGTCTCGCACATTCTCAGAAAGACAAGCTCGCTTCACTTTCCGAAAGTGTTGAGTTTGAAAGTGAAGAAGAATATCGTGAAAAACTGGAGATGCTGAGGGAGTCATATTTCCCCTCAAAGAAAGCAACTTCATCAGCTAAAACCGAAACTCTGTCGGAAGGAGTAGACAGCGCACCAGAAGGTATTTCGAATGCGATGTCCAACTATCTGAAGACACTTTCAAAGTTTAGCAAATAATTGAATTTAATATAATTCAAACCCAAAAACGTACACTTAATAGGTAAAAGCAAATGTTCCAATCCGAGCATCTGCAGGAAAAGTGGGCACCTCTCCTCAATTATGAGGGTCTTGATGCAATCAAAGATTCACACAAGAGAGCTGTAACCGCTACCCTGCTTGAGAACCAAGAAAGATTTTTAAGAGAGCAACAGGATTTCAATCAGTCTGGTTCATTCCTGACTGAGGCATCTCCTACTAATAGCGTCGGTAATGGTGGTTACACCAGTACTGGTGGTCAAACCGTTGCAGGTTTCGATCCCGTTCTGATTTCACTGATCCGTCGTTCAATGCCTAACCTGGTCGCTTATGACCTGGCAGGTGTTCAGCCAATGACTGGTCCTACTGGACTGATCTTCGCGATGCGTTCACGCTACACTTCACAAGACGGTGCAGAAGCACTGTTTGACGAAGCAAAGACTGAATTCTCGGGTGCAGATAGCCGTGGATTCAATGCAACTGGTATTGGTTCTACTACTGGTGTTGGTCTCGGTTCATCAAACCCGGACATTCTGAATACTAGTGGTGTACAGGGCAACTATACAGTTGGTACTGGAATGGAGACCGCTGCTTCTGAAGCACTTGGCGACGGAACTGGTCCTGATTTCAACGAGATGGCATTCTCGATCGAGAAGGTCACCGTTACTGCACGTTCACGCGCTCTGAAAGCTGAGTATTCACTCGAACTCGCTCAGGACCTGAAGGCAATTCACGGTCTGAACGCAGAAGCAGAACTCGCCAACATTCTGTCGGCTGAGATTCTTGCTGAAATCAACCGCGAAGTTATCCGTACCATCTATAAGGCTGCTGAAGCTGGCGCACAAACCAACGTAGCAACTCAAGGTACTTTCGACCTCGACGTTGACTCCAATGGTCGTTGGTCAGTTGAGAAGTTCAAGGGTCTCCTGTTCCAAATCGAGCGCGATGCTAACGCAATTGCACAGCGTACTCGTAGAGGAAAGGGCAACGTAATCATGTGCTCTGCTGACGTTGCTTCGGCACTGTCAATGGCAGGTGTACTTGACTACACCCCTGCACTCAACGCTAACCTCAACGTTGATGACACCGGCAACACCTTCGCAGGTGTTCTGATGGGCAAGTGGAGAGTATATATCGATCCATATTCGTCAAACGTTTCTGCTAACCAATACTACGTTGTTGGTTATAAGGGTTCATCACCTTATGACGCAGGTCTGTTCTATTGTCCATATGTTCCTCTCCAAATGGTTCGTGCCGTTGGTGAGAACACCTTCCAGCCTAAGATCGGCTTTAAGACCCGTTATGGAATGGTTCACAACCCATTCGCAAACACGGGCGCTGCAAGCGGCGGAGTTACTGACAATGGCATCCAACTGGGTGTTAACCGTTACTACAGACGTGTTACCGTCAAGAACCTCATGTGATTTAATTTCACACGGTTCATTTAGAGGGTCCTTCGGGACCCTCTTTTTTTATCTAAATATTTAAAAAAATGGCAAAATTAGGTAATGCTCTGAGTAATCAGATAACAAATAGAAACTTCTTGTCTACCGGAGGTTTTAAATTTGTTCTGAATAGAGTACCAAAAGTTACTTTCTTCTCCAATGAAGCAGGTATTCCTGGTCTCAATTTGGGAGTATCAAATCAACCTTCATACTTAAAGGATCTAGATATTCCCGGAGACAAAATAGAATTTGATGATTTTAGATTGAGATTTTTGGTTGATGAGAATTTGGAAAATTATATGCAGATTCAAAAATGGATTCGTGGATTGGGGTATCCAGAATCATTAAAAGAAATATTTGATTTGCAAAATGAACCTCCAACTATTGACAATAGAAATTCTAAAATGATGAATATCTATTCTGACGGAACTCTGGTAGTATTGAATAGTAACTACAATCCAAAGTTTAAAGTTGTATTTGAAGACATGTTTCCATATTCATTGAGTTCTTTGGATTTTAATGCACAAGAAACTGACACAGAATACTTTACAGCAGAAGTATCTTTCAAGTATACTATTTACTATATAACTGACATCAAAGGAAATAGACTATGACAATTGATTTGGAATCTTTGCAAGAAATGTGGGAAAGAGATTCTAAAATAGATATTGACAATCTTCACTTAGAATCTTTAAAAATTCCCATTCTTCATGCAAAATATCATGATCTTTACAATAAAACTTTTCTTCTAAGAAAAAAATCGGAACAGACAAGAAAAGAGATAAATTTAGAAAGGTATAAGTATTATACAGGAAAATCTCCTGCAGAAGTATATGCAGAAGATCCATTTCCATACAAGATTAGAGACAAAGAAACAATACAAAAATATATTGAAGGAGATAACTCCATATCAAATATATCAATGAAGATTGAGTATTATAATGTAGTATTACAATATCTTGAAGGTATTATAAAGATGGTGGAAAATAGAAGTTATCAAATTAAGAATTCATTAGAGTATATGAGATTCCAGTCTGGTTTGGGGTGATATATAGTTGTAGCAGCATGAACCCATGTGACTGATATTAAAATTCATAAAAAGAATGAGGTTTACATCAAGTTAGAATGTGAACCTCATATTTTGTATGAACTGCAAGAGTATTTTACTTTTGAAGTTCCTAATGCAAAATTCATGCCACAGAGAAGAAATAAGCATTGGGATGGAACTATTCGACTTCTGTCTGTTCATACAGGAGAGATCTATGTTGGTCTCTTAGATAAAGTTATAGAAAAAATTAAACTTCATAATTATACTTACGAGTTTGTAAATAATAAGTATTATGGACTTCCGTTTGAGATTAATGAGCATATATCCTTAGAAGGTGTTAAGGATTATATGAATTCCATTTGTTCATTTTCTCCAAGAAGTTATCAAATAGAATGTGTATATGATGCACTAAGATATAATAGAAAGTTGCTGATCAGTCCAACTGCATCAGGTAAGTCTTTAATGATCTATTCTATTGTTAGATATTTTGAAGCAAAAGGACTAAGAACTTTGATTGTTGTCCCAACAACAAGTCTTGTAGAGCAAATGGTAAATGACTTTAATGATTATGGATGGGATGCTGATAAGTATTGTTATAAAATCTATGCGGGAAGAGAAAAAGAAAATAATCATCCAGTCACTGTAACTACATGGCAATCCATTTATAAGTTAGATCGGTCATTTTTTGAAAACTATGATGTTGTAATTGGTGACGAGGCGCACCTTTTTAAGAGTAAGTCATTAATTAATATTATGTCTAAGTTGCATAATACAAAATATCGTTTTGGATTTACTGGAACACTTGATGGAACTCAGACTCATAAATGGGTTCTTGAGGGATTGTTTGGACCTTCATATAAAGTTACGAGAACATCAGAATTGATGGAGAAAGGTATTATATCAACTCTTGATATTTTTTGTCTACTACTAAAACATGGAAGCAGAAAGTTTGAAACTTATGAAGATGAAGTTCAGTATTTGATTGGTAATGATGGAAGAAATAAATTTATCAAAAATCTTGTATTGGATTTAAAGGGAAACACTTTGGTCTTATTTTCAAGAGTAGAATCTCATGGGAAGATTTTATATGACATGATAAATAATAATGCAGGAAACAGAAAGGTTTTCTTTATTCATGGTGGAGTTGGTGTAGACGAAAGGGAGAAGGTAAGAGAAATAACTGAAAGAGAAAATAATGCTGTGATTGTTGCATCTTATGGAACAATGAGCACTGGTGTTAATATAAAAAATCTACATAATGTAATTTTTTCATCTCCAAGCAAGTCAAGAATTAGAAATTTGCAAAGTATTGGAAGAGTCCTAAGAAAATCAAAAAATAAAAATAAGGCAGTCTTATATGATGTAGCAGATGACTTAACATTTAAATCATTTAAGAATTATACTCTCAACCATTTTATAGAAAGAATTAAAACATATAACGAAGAAAATTTTAATTACGAAATAATACCAATCAATTTAAAGTAGTAATGTTAGAAGAAGAATTTTATGCAACAATAAAATTTAAAAATGGTGAAGAGGTCTTTACTAAATTATCAGTATGTGATGAGGATAGTATTTTTCTAATACTTCTTCATCCTCTGATTGTAACTGAAATTAAAGAAAGAAGTAAATCAATTGGATTTAAAGTAGAACCTTGGTTAAAGACTGCAAGTGATGATACATTTATAGTATCTCTTGATGATGTAATCACAATATCTGAAACAGATAACTTAGAAATGATTATGGCTTACAAGTCTTATGTTAGACAGACAACAAAGACTAAGAATGTAGAATCTAAGATCAATCGTAAGATGGGATACATAGGATCTATTAGCGAAGCTAAGGAGATGTTAGAAAAGCTATTTAAGAGTAACTCTTAGAATCTTAAAGCTTTAATGTCCCTATCAACCCTGACAAAGATATTCTACTGGTAATTTGAATACTTGTCAACTTGCCAAATATTAAATAAGGTGTTATTATGTTTATA